GGTTTCTTCTTAGTATTTGTTGTCTGCGTATTTCTTTGCGAGTATTTATCCTTCCCTGTCGGAAATTTTGTATCTGTTTAGTTTGCACTAACGATAATGTCATTAGATTTTACGTAGCGTTGCAAATCTGTGTCCTACTATTATCTCTGATGGCTCACCACCACGATAAACTTCTATAAGGCATGCAGGATTTTCTTCTGTCGCATTGAGCGTTAAGTTAGTGTCAGGTACTGGTAACTTACCAGACCTCACAATCTTTTTGATTTTACCTCTTGCTCTGCCGCCAGAACTATCCCAAGAAACCATATCACCTACTTTTAATGCATCAGCTTCTGCTTTGCTTTCGTTTTCTATTTGATTTCTTTTTTTAGTAGACCAAGAGAAACCTGCGTCGCCACCCCACAATGCCCATGCTATTCTTCCTGCACTTGGATAACCTTCTTGACCTTGTTTAAATCCTTGTCCTTGTTTATCTACTTCGTGTCTGCTGAAAAAACTATACATACGTTTTACTGTGCTTGGCGAAAGTTTTTGTTTGCTAATCAACTGATTGGCTCTAGTTACACCGACTCTTGTTCCACCCCTTTTATATTCCTCTCTCCATTTCAGACCTCTTTTTGCTTCAGTTGCCATGCCATCACTAGGTGTAAAATCAATATCTGCAATCGCTTTTTCGTCATGCCAAAAATCATATTTATCTTCTTCATCAATTTCTTCTTCTTCAACATCTTCGTATTCATTTAGGTCTACTTCGTTATCAGGTTTGTCAGGCTCTGGTGGACTTTCACTACCTAATGGGAATAAGGATGCATTGATATATATTTCATCACCACCATCAACAGGACTAAGACCAATCTGTTCTCTGGCTTCGTTCCTTGTCATGATTCCTGCATTTACTGCCTGTGTAATGTTTTCGTAAGTTTTTCTTTTTCTTTCTGCTAATGCAGGTATTTCTTCTGTACTAAATTCTAAATACAGTCTTTCATCAAACATAGGCACTAACCATTCATTAAGGTCTGACTCTACTAATTTTAAATGTGGGATTATTGTCTCTTCATACAATGCCAATCTTGCTTCTGCCACATTTGCATAAGTTTGTGCATCAGGAACACCGACTAATTGTGAAGGTACACCGAAACATAAAGCGATATCGGTAGCACTCATGTGTTTTAGATTAATGAAATCCATGTCTTTAGGACTCAAACCCATTTCCTTCCAATCAAAATCTCCTTCTAACAACATCGGTCTACCTGCGTTACTTGCACCTGTGAATCTGTTATTTAGGTCTGTTAGTAACTGTTGTCTTTGTGATTCAGACAAATTGATTGCAAAACCACCATCATCTTTAGGCTTGAATATAACAGCACCGCTTGGTCTTGCACCATTATTCAATAGATTTATATTATGCTGACTGGCTAGATTGTGTTGGTCAACTTCTACTGCTGCCGCTGCAAGTGGCGAACAACCATAATAATCATCTAATGGATTCCACAGTTTGATGTGTTTAAGTTCACTAAATCCTGTGTTGGGGTCTACCTTGAAACTTTGTTGTACTTTGCCATTGATAACATAATCGTATCTTTGTGGTATAGATTTGTTGCCGCCTTGTATAACTACTCGGTCTGGTCTTAATAAATGTAGTTCTCTCGGCTTCCCTATTTCGCTACCTACTTTTAGAACATAAGCATTACCGCTTAATAAAAGAAAACCAAACATGGCATTCATAAACTCTGATTTAGACTGTAATGGATTGGGTCTATCCATAAGATTAATCAGTGGATGTTGCTCTATCACATCATCACCGCTTTTGAGTAAGTAGTCTACAGAACTTGCACCTTTTGATATTTCATTGACACAACGATATACAATCGCATTTTTCTTATAACCTTCGTTTGCTAAATCTGCATATTTGTATTCTTTGCTGTGAGAATTCACACCGAAATAACCGACCATGTTGCCTGCTTGTTTTATATCTGTTTGGATTACATTGCTACCAAACATTCTTTGAAATAGATTTTTCTTTTCTGCCATTAGCTTATTCTCCAATTTACATGTCCTTTTGATTTGCTTAATTCAGACATACCCCAAACTAATGCATCAAGTCTATCAGGACTCGTTTTTATATCTCCTGTATAAGTACACATCTGTGATTCTAATTCAGGATAATAACCAACATGATGAACTCGCTTCTGCTCATACAATGCAGCAATAGGTTCTGCTCTTACTAGCTTCCCTCTTGTTGCGTGAACTGACCTATAAGGAATATCACTATCTATATTTCTTAGCAGTCTTTCCACCAAGTCGCCACCATTATTAACTTCTGCCACTATTCTATCAGCTTCCCATTCATAATAGGCTCTTATTGCTATTCTACCCCATTTGTCTGCAGAATACTTCCCAGACAAATCTTCTAATACATAGTATTCGTTATTCATGTCTTTGCCAACCACAATAATACCTGTTTCGTCTGAATTTTCGTTTGCTGTTACTGCAGGGTCAATAGCAACAATTATGTTAGTTAGTTCACGTTCTGTGTCATCTCTGAGCCTTGTTTCTTCAATTTCGGCACTATTCCACAATGCTCCTTCAAAGTTATCAACTACTTCTGCGTATAACTCCTGCCGACCTAATGTAGTACCTTCATATCTATCTTTAAGCATAGCCAATGCACTTTCAGCAAGGTTTGCTTCGTTTTCAAAAGTACTGCCACTTGTAACATGGCAATCTTTCCTTTCAATAAGTTCTTTTATTATCTTTGTTGGTTTAGGTGTTGTAGTTATGACACACTGCGGTTTTGCTCCTAAACGCAGACCAAACATTAACTGATCAAATGCTTCAGGATATCTCCAAGCCGCTAACTCGTCACACCATGCTCTATGAAATTGAGGACCACGAAGTCTGTCTGGTTCTTGTGCAGCAAAGCCTGATATTTTTGAGCCATTAGATAATCTTATCTCAGACGTTGAAGAAGAATATCCCTTTTGGTCACTAGACTTTATGAAACATTCTTTTGGTATGATTGACAATAAACCACTTGGACCACCAAAACATACTCTTCTCAAATCACCATGAGTCGGTGCGACTACTGCACAATTAGAATTAGGATGCCTTAATGCATAAGTAACGATATCTTGTGCACCTGTCCTAGTTTTACCCCAACCACGTCCTGCTAGTATTAACCATATGTAGAAATCTACGTCAGGTGCTATTTGTTTTGCTCTAGCTGTCTTTAGCCAATTAGTGTACAGAGCTATCGTTTGCTTGTTGCTTGTTTCTTGCAACTGTGTCAAGCAATTCCATAGCTTCTCTGAAGGCTGCTTCTTCTGTGATGTTTGCATTTAGTTCCACATTATGGGTTGTTTCTCCTAATGCTAATTTTGCCAATCTTTGTGCGGATAATGCAGCATTAGCTAGAGCGTTTATTTGCGAAGGAATAAAGTTCTTTTTACCTTCATTGATGTTTTCAGTGTTCTTTCTTATGTTCTGTCCGACTGTTGCCATTAATGCTTTTGCTAAGTTGAGACTGTTTGTATCAAACTTCTTAGATTCTACACTTAGATTTTTGGCTCTTTCTTGGTCTAGCTTAGACAAATATTGTTGTTGAAATCTTTCTCTTTCTACCTTCCAACTTTCTTTGTTAGCTGCCCTGTAAAGCGTTGATTTAGCTACTTTATGCTTTTTGTACAGTTCATCAAGAGTGAACAAAACTCTTTCACCTGATTCATCGTCAATACCTTGCACATATTCATTACGTATTTGTAATTTAAGTGCATCAGTAAGTTTTTTATTTGCTGTTTTAGTAGCCATATTTTCTCAATATTTCTCACAATGTAATACATTTCGGAATAGATGTAAATTCTATAATACTTATTCTTCAACATATCTATCTAAATCTTTTAGTTCTTGTACAGTCAATTTATATAATTGTTGCCAAGTGTATCTTCTACCGCAAGGATAAGTACCTGTCTTGTCATAATCCCAGTAGTCTGGGTGGTTGCCATCTATGTAAACATCTTTTTCAAAGAACAAACTATTGTACTCATTATATTCTTCATATTGTTCTACTTTTAATCCTTGATGCCTGTCTGCTAGTTTTTTAATTTCCTCATACCAATCTATCTTTACTTTAGGTTGTTTCGGTATGTATTCATCATGTTTACGAGTAAGCCTATCTTCATCATAAATCTTTTCATAATGCTTTAGCTTTCGTTCTATTTTCTTCATGCTGTTATCTATCCTTTTCAGATTGCTTTCATACTGTTTTTGCTTCTTAAGTAAATTAGCTTGTCTACTTTGTAGCTGTTTATAGTTCTTAGCTACTTTATTTATGGGTTGTTTTGGTTTATCTACTTTCTTGAAATAGTCTGCATCAGTAAACTTATCAGTAATAATTGCCATTTGTTTTTCATCAAGTGGGTGATGCCTAAACTGTGAATGTTCATATCCATAGTTATGCATCAACTCATGTGCGAACAATTGTGCTATGTGGTACAAACTTAAATCCTCTGACATTGATAAATGCATATCGTGATTCACACCATAGTATTTATCTAAGTATGCATGACCAGAATAGCCATGTTTCTTTTGCCATATTTGTATCTTAAGTGTTTTCCAATATCTAAGTTTGCCTTCTGATTTAGATATCTCCCTATGTATGTGACTGTAAAGTGTTTTAAGTTTTACAGTATCAAACGCAGATGTGTTTTTTATTATTTTCATATTACTTTCCTCAATTTATTATTTAATTATTCTTTATTCTACATTATAAGACAATAACTATTTATTCCGAAAAGGGTTTTCTTTTTTGCAAATATAGGGCAGAATCCATAACGTACTAAATTGAAGGAGATAAAATGAAACTATACCACGGAACGTCTTACAGAAATCTACAACA